CAGCCCCGACTCAGCACTGAGGACGTATCCTGTTTTCGTGCCTGTTTTGGGGTCATTGATGGTAACAATGCCGTTTCTTATGAGGAAGCGGCTCTTGCAGTCAGAGGTAACGATCTCCGTCAGGACATTTTTCACCTTGCCCTTGCAGACCTTGCCGCGCGGGTATTCTTTATCCACCGCCAGCTCCATCGTTCCAACCTCAAGCCCAAAAATGTTGAGCAGGTCTTTTACAATGGCACTGGCCTTGCTCCCGGCGGTGTAGGTCTTGTTGACCTCTTTCGAGAGCCATTCTTCCAGAGCTTCAGCGGCCGCAATGGTAGTAATGACCTCTGTGCCGCTATGCTTGTCCGAAACCTGTGAAACTTTCCCGGTGAATATAGCACCTATGTCCCCCTCATATCCTGCATTGAGGATAATCGGCATTCCTTTTTTGATGCTGTTGCGAGTGGCCGGAGATAGGTTGTAGGCTTCGATGGTCGCTGTTCCCAGTTTTTCGCTGTCCTCAAATGGCACCGTAAACTTGAAATAGAGATCATCCATGCCAAACCGCTTCGACCCTATTTGCAAGGTCGCTTGACGCTTCCAAAACTTCACGCTGCATTCCTTTCCCAGAGGTACAGCCGAACTTCTTTGCCGAAATTTTCAAATGTGACCTCCGAAATATCGTCGCCGGTCAGGCACAGCGGCATAATGACCGGCACCGGGAAGCGCTCATCCTCCACGCTGTTGAACAGCGGTCGGCCATATCTCACAATATCACCGTACACCAGCACTTCACCTGTGCTGGCAATCGACAGATCTACCGTAAAGAAACCGCCTACCTCATTGTAGCGGATGCTGAATGCAAACGTCCTGTCGCCCAGCTTGACGGAGAACGTATAAGGCACCTTTGACGTGTCAACATCAATATAGCTGACCTCATTTCCGAGGTCGATGAGTTTCAACCCCTCCATAGCTTCACTCCTTTACGCGGCGCTGTAGGCCCTTGTCGTGCGGCCAGACGGCCCGCTGCTGCTTGCCGCCTTGTTCGCATAGCTGTTGACATAAGAGGAATACGCGCTGGAGGAAATAGTCTGGGACACCGTTGTATGCAGACCATCGGCCGTAGTCGATTTTGTCTGCGACTTGCTGACCTTTTTTGAAGCGTTGGCATCCTGTGCGGACATCATCTGCTCACCGCTTGCCACATACTCTGCGGATACTCGGTTGATGACCTTGAGGCTTACGGTGAACTTTGAGCCGTTTTTATTGTCAGCGCTTATGTCGGATTTGAACGAGGTTATAACGCAGTCAGAGATCCGGGTGCGCCCGGTATACTCAACCACATCTTTTTCTTTCCACATTCTTTCCAGAATATCGGACTGATCTTCGTCAAGAAAAACACCCGTAATGGAAAAGACCACCGGATCATTGATAACATGGTCGTTGATGTCGGAACCCTTTTCCACCGGGTTTGACGTAACCTTGCTGCTGCGCTGGACGCTTTCCGTTACGACTACGCCGGTCTTTTCAGCGTCAAGGCGGACCGTCCCGCACTTTTCGCCTGTAATGGTGTATGCCACAAAATCACCCCCTACTGTGCATACGCTCCCTGCAGGGTGCGCTCGTGATATTCTTCCTCTTTCTTCTCCTGCCAGAAATCTTCCATCGCCTGTTTTACCCGGCGGACGATTTCTTCAGCATCGGCTTTTGTGGTTTCCCCGCCCAGCGTGATGCTGATGGTCGGAGAGAAAGTAGAATGATCCTCATAGGTTACGCTGGAACTGCTGGTAGAGTTGTTGATAATTTCATCTGTCTTGTCGGCCGGGATAATTGCGGTGCCGGACGGCAGATATGCCATTTCGCCGCCGCGCTCATTGATGTGTGTCCAGCCGCCCTCAAAATCATCTGTGCCATCAGCATTGTGCGGAATGTTCGCACTGCTGCTCAGATTGATATTGATGCCGCTGACAGCATCAGCCGCAGACAAAATTTTCTGGATAGACCCGATGATGTTTTCTGCGCCCTCGGATGCCGCCTTTTCCATGCGGTCCCAAGCATTTTCTGCATCAAGGGTCATGCTCGCATAGGCAGTCTCTGCATCCTCTGCCATCTGCCCGTAATTCTCGTTGGAGATTTCGCGGGCAGCGGTCGCTGCCTCAGAAACAGCTTCCTGCGCTTGCTGGGAAGCCTGCGACACACTGGAGGAATACTCCGACGTGTCAACCGCCAGCGAGGTTTCCGTGCCAGCAGCACCGTCCAAATCGCTGACAGCGCCGGTTAGTTCCTGCACGGCATCGGTGCTGTCCTTTGCCCCGCCGAACAGCCCGCTGAACCAATCGACCACTGCACTCACGCCGCTGGTGAAAAATCCGAGCAAATCACTTACCCAGCCCACCACAACGCCGAGTGCATCGGCGATTACCCCCAGCACCGGCGAAATGTAGTCCAGCACCGGCACGACCACGCCGGACAGCACAGAACCCGCCGCTTCGATGAGCGGGGTCACCACCGGCAGGATATTTTCTACGATTTGCAGGCCGAGCCGAATTATCGGCTGTAGTGCCTGAATCACAACTTGCAAAATATCGGTCAGCGGCGGGATGATCGACCCGGCCAGCGTCGATACCAACGAGCCGAACACAGGGAGAATGTCCGTCAGGAGCGGCATAAACGCATCTGCGAGAGGGCCAACCATATCCGCCGCTGACCCAAGAGCCATACCGAGGACAGGGAGTAGATCCTCGGCCAGTTCTTGCAACACAGGCATCAGGGGCTGAACCACACGATAGTTCAGCTCATCGAAAATATCTCTTAAAGGCGGAAGCGCATTCGCCGCCAACTCGCTGATAATTCCAGCCAGCGGCGGCAAAATTTCCTGTGCCAGATCTCCGATGATGCTCAGGACTGGCCCAGCTGCATCAAACAGAGTTCCCAGCGTGGAAATCAGGGATGGAAGAATGCTCTGTGCCAGATTGGAAATGACCGGCACCGCGGCGCTCATCCCATCTGCCAGAATTCCAACAAATTCAAGTAGTGTCGGCTCCAGTTCCGGCCATTCATCCAGAAAAACGCCGACCATATCTTCCAGCGCCGGGGAAAATTTTTCTCCGGCATCGGCCATGAAGTCAGCCATTTCGCCTTTCAGCGATTTGATGGAGTTCGTCAAACCGCCGGTCTGCTCGACCGCGGCTTTCTGAATGTCGCCGCTCTGCTCCAGTATGGCATTGAGCCTGACCTGAGCCATTGCGGCATCATCCAGAGCATCAATATTGGTGCCAAGCCCAAGAGCTGCGGCGCTGTTCTTCAAGGCCGTTTTGTCGAGGACAATCCCGTACTCATTCAGAGCATCGGTGCTGCCACCGATCGCGCTCTGGATGAGCGACAGCGCTTCCGAATCGTCCATGCTGAACGCATTACCAAAGTCATACGCCAGCGAGGTTGTCATTTCAGAGAGGTTTTCGGCCGCAGCAGCCGTAATGCCTAACTCGTTATACATGGCCTTGTTGGAGACCATGAAACTCTGGACTTCGGCAGTACTCCGATGCACTGCGTCAGCGTAGTTATCCGCCCATGCGGCCGCTTCCTCGGAAAAAGAGCGGCCAAATTTCTTTGAAGTGCTTTCGGCATCAGAGAATGCGCTCACCGCCGCCGCACCAAACTGCTTGAGCAGTTCGATGCCGCTTTTTATGGCTTCAAAGCCAACAAAAGCCTTGACCGCCCCGGATATAGCTTCTTTGATTTGGTTGCCGGCATCTTCCCCGGCGGCACCCATTTCCGCAAGATGATCTCCGGCATCGTCCGCGCCGTCTGCGGTTTCATCCTCAGATTTCTTTGCCCGGCGAAGTGCGGACACCAGCCCACTGCGGATGATTTTAATGGGGTGCTGGAATGCCTTGCTGATGTTTTTCGCATTTCGGACCATGTTGTTGGCGAAAATTTCTGCCCGTTTCTTGGTAAAATCCATCGCCCCGGTCACGCCAGTCCGAAAAGACTTCGCAATGCTCTGGCCGGCATCAAGGCCATCGGCCATCGAACCCTTGAATGCGGCACCCATGTCCTGCGCCGACTCAGCCGTTTTTTTGATCTGCGCCTGAAAGCGCCCGGCGGCACCGCCGGAGTCATCCATTTCATCACGGAAACTCTCAGCGGCGGCTTCTGCAGCCTGAGCGGCTTCTTCCACCCACTCAAGCCCCTCTGCGGTCATGTTCCAATGACCCGCCGCCTTTTGGGCCGCATTGCCTGCTTCGGATGCACTGGAAGCCATATCATCCAGCCCACCCGAAGCATCACCGACAGCCCCGGTGAAGCGCTCGGCCGCTCCCTGCCCCATCTGGCAGGCAGAAACCGCAGATGCACCCATCTGCTGTGCCCCAACTTCAACCGCCCCAATATTTTCTTCGAGGGTTTCAACCTTTTCACCGAGGTTCTCAACAGAGGTTTCAGCATCAGCAGTATCAAAACCGATACCGTATTGCAGGTTGCGCGCATCATCCATGTGGTTTCACCTCCCGA